TTAGCAGTATCAGCGTCAAGCCCATTCTTTTCCAGATTAGCAATGTTCTCAAGTGCCTTCTGATAAGCATATAAAGGATCGAGGGAAAGCTTCAGAGCTTCAATCTGCTTCTGGATTGCTTCAGCTTCTTTATCAGCCTGAGACTTGCCACCTCCACCTCCTCCAGCTTTGCTCTTATTCGTTGAGTCAGCAATATTCGCAATCTTCTTGCTGGTCGCTGTGAATGTGTCAGCGTAGTTATTTAATACTTTGATTCTCTCTTCTGAATCAGCTTGCAATTTCTTGACAGAATCATATCCATCAACAAAGGAAGTCTTCGCTCCGGCAAAGTCAGCATTTCCGAGCTTTTTCGCAATCTCGACAGCCGTATTCGCAATCTCAAGAAACTGACGAGCCTTCGTGATTGCCTTGTCGAACTCTGCAGCCATATAGACCAGCACCTTGCCAATACCTCGACCAACATCTTGCCAGAACTCTCCAGCAGAAGCAGAGGAAGCGAACAGAGTCGCAATCGATTGAAGTGCCGGAGCAAGCCCAGCGACCATCTGATTTGTGATTCCCTCTTGAGCCTTTCCAAGTTCTGCCATCGAATCATTAAAGCTGGTGATCCGATTAACGACATCCTGGCTTAAAACAAGCCCAAGCTCTTCAGCTCGCTTTCTAAATGCTTCAAGACCATCGCCACCCTCATTTAATAATGGAATCAGATCAGCTCCAGCCTTTCCAAAGATTTCAATTGCCTTAGCAGTCTTGCCGGCAGAATCAGGAATTTTGGCAAAGCCATCAGCGATCTTCGTGAAAGCCGATTCAGTCGTGTCAGCTGTCGTGACTCCGAACTGTCTTAGTGTCGCTCCAACTTCCGAAGTCGTATCACCAACAGTCACTAGATTTTTATTGAACTTTCCTAAAGCACTCTCAAGAGAATCAAAAGCGACTCCAGATTGATCGCCAGCAAATTTGAGAGCTGATAAAGCTTCAACAGTCACTCCGACCTTCTGGGACGCTTTGCCTAAGTTATCGATCTCCTCTGTTGCTCTTCCAAAAGCTCCGGAAATCTTATCGACAATCGCCATCGATGCTGTGAAAGCCAAGAAAGCCCCTCCGACCTTCTTAATGGTATCGGAAAGACCTCCCATCGTGCCATTGAGTTTCTTAAACTGTTCGTCTGTGTTTCCTGTTGACTTTGCAATCTGATCAAGCTTTGCTAGAGCTTGAGTAGAGTCAACAACTAACCGATACACTCTTTCTGTGGTCGCTGTATCAGCCATGACTATATCTCCTTCTTGTTGCGTCAGCTCTTTTCTTTAGTGCTTCCGGTTCATTCATTCCATCAATAAATTTATTTCTAATAGATTCATCTTGCCAAGCCTTTTTAAGACCATCGGACAACTTCCTTCGATGTTCTGGAGTCGCTTTAACCTTGCGAATATTCTCAATTCTTTTTTCGTTTGATAATGCTCTTGAAGCCATCATCTTTGCTCGATAAGCCGGATCTTGCCAAAGCAATTTTCTTTTTTCGCTTTGCACTTTTTTACATTCTTCGCTATTGATACCAGCCATCATTGACTCACGATGCTCAATCCATTGCGTTTTTCTTGAATCAGAAATCTTTTTTCTTAACTCTGGATCAGAATAAGCATCGACAAGACTTTGACTTTTCTTTTCTCTGGATGACTCGGAAGGATTAGAAGAACCCTCCCCACCATTAGTCAAATTCAATAAAATTCCGGTCTTATCATCAAGCCTTCCAAGTTCTGAGATTAAAAAAACTTCTAACTCAAAAGCCTGAGATTCAGAAATATCCTTATCAATAATCTTAGTATTTTTTCCATATTTATTGATGTATCGTCTTACTACTAATGGTCTATTTGCAGTCTGATTAACTCGACCACCTGTCCCTTTTCCTATGTAATAAGGAACCCCATCAGGTTTGCAGAAGGCATATACATAACATTCAGCCATTATTAGCTCTCCTATATTTTGGACTGATCACGATACAGAGTGTCCCTTGCTTCTTGTTGATTTCGCCAGCAACTTGATGATTCTTTGTCATTGCCACAAATACTCTGAAATTTCTAAATATCGGATTACGCTTGAGAACAGCAGTAGTCGCTCCCATGAAGCCCATTGATTGATTACGCTTGGACACTCCTGTCGGATTTCTTTTGGTCTTACGAGTTCTTACAGATAAAGCCTTCGAACCACTTGCGACCTTCATATTCACGATTGATGCATATGTGATCCCCTTTGGTTTATAAATTAACTTATCGCCATTTTGAAATTGCAGATTCCCATTGCTATCAGAAGGGAAAGCAATCGGAGCATTATTTCTCAGGAAGATCCACTCCCATGAGCTTTTGAGATTTCCTGTCTTCGTGTTTGTTGTTCTGGCAATTGCACCGGCAAGAGTCGAAGATACTAATGACATCGCAACTCTAGCAAGCTGATCTCCGAAGATCACTTCAACCTTCTTCTTTGCTTCTGTGACCGGACGATTCACGAATCCATCTGTATAAACCATCTGAGCCTTATTGCCCAGATTCTCTTGCTTTGCAGTTTCATCGCCTACAATCGAGATCAAGAGCTTGCGAATATCTTCACGACATAAAGATGAGACATCCTCCCTGATACTCTGTTTAAAGAGGTTCGAGGGAGGAATGAATCCATCGGAAGATAGTCTTGATTCAATCATCATTGCAAAGCCTTAATAAAAGCTTCTGGATCATCAAGCAGATTCTTCGGCTTACTTTCCTGATTCATTTCAGAGAAGTAAGTGAACCATCCGAGATATTCTTTATGAGTCATCTGTTCGATTTCCGATACTGTTTTATGAAGGGCATGAGCGAGAGAGTAAAGTCCCATTTCATAGGGACTTAACCGTTTCCCTCTTCACCAGAATTGATATCTGCCACAGCCATCAAGATCTTTGATGCGACTGACATCGGAAGCTCATTCAAGCCATCAGCACCAATGGGAGAGCCGTCTTTATAAACTGTCACCCCAGCAATGTGATACTGAATATCATCCGTTCCGAATTCTTTTTGTATTGCTCGCATATCCTTGAGCAATAACTCCTTAACTTCATATTCACCAACTTTGATAGTTTTCACGATTCACCTTTCAATCGAGCCATTAAGGTGAGGGAAGAAATCTAGGACTCGACTCCAGATTTATCGGCTTTCGCCTATCTTCCCTCGATACATCAATAACTGTGAACAGCGTTCGATGTTAATGTTCCTGTTCCAGAGTAGCCCAAAGCACCATCTAAAGGAATGTCCATAATCATGCTTGAGATCACGACCGGAAATGTATAAGTTCCTTGTTTTTGAGAAAAACGAACCACCATATTTCTAGTGAGTCGTGACTCTTCAGCCTTCAAAAGCTCTTTATACCCAGCGTCTTCTACATCAACGAATCCAGCAAAAGTCACAGATCCAGCAGATGTTGTGCTAGAAGGAATACTTGCAGAAGGATCGCAGTATGTTCCAACTGAAATAGTCGCTGGAGTGTCTTTTGTAATAGAAATAGAATTAAAACAAAGACAAATATCTTCTGACTGATCATAGTAATCAAGAGTCGCATTAGAGGAAAATACTCCATCTCCTAAAGTAACAGGAGTATTAAGAGTGAATATCACATTGTTTCCGACTGCTTTAGCGTCCACCTCTGGAGCCACCTGATCAGGAGCATTCTCAAGAGACAAAGCTCCACCTGTAATTGTTGAAATTGCAAAATTTTTATTTGATAAACTTGCAAATCCGGTATTCTGAAATTTAACTACATCCCCCACCTTTGGAGGGTTTAAGAATGTGGCATTGATAACGATACTTTGCCCTACTCCGGCAAGAATAGAGGTAATAACAACCCCCTTCTCTGTTGGTTCTAATGGAGTCAAATATACTTGAGTCCCTTTGGTGCTTTTTGCTGTCATGTTTAACTCCTTAAAGTTTTTAGAGATTGATAAAACGAATAATTAACTCCGACAGAAACCATATACAAAGGTCTTCCATCAGCATTGCTTGCTTCCTCTGGAGCGTTGATACTGCTTAAAGTCAGTAAGCCAGAGGGATCTAACTGACGATAAAAAATCTGTGAATCGGATTCAGCTTGAGAGAGCAATAACTGATCTCCCATGCCAGCTGTTCCGATATAAATAAGACTGATAATTCCCATCTCCATAAAGTCATCGCAAAAGCTTTGCTTTGAGTTCGTGTAGACTTGAAATCCAAGAGTCATACAGATTGAATCTTGTGGAACCACCATATCTGTATTGATCGTTTCAAAAAATGGAGTCGAGAGCTTTGGCATTTGCTCTCTTGCGAAGTTTCGAACATGAAGCGAACTCATTACGCAACCCCCACGACACATTTATATCCAATGACATGATTTGTCTTTGGTTCATAAACATTCGAAACTGTATCAATCGTCAATTTTTCAGATCCAATCGTGAAGAAGTCGAACTTTGCCGGAGACTCGTCCACATCCTTTGATCTGAGAGTGATTACCCTTTGACCAATACCAACAGCATTGACCAATTGAGGATCAGCTCCTCCAAAGGTCGAGATCCCTACTTGAAGATTCTGAATTGTGGATTTCTTTTTGGAGAAATAAAGTGAAGCATGAACTCCGAGAGTCTCGATAAGACTATCGAACATATATGTCCATGAGTTATTGATGCTCATACTGAATACACCCTATAAGGATCCAACAGATTGAACATTTCGCCAAAGCGAACAGCCATCCCACTCGCTGTCTGAAATGCTGAATTGTCAAAGTATTCAACAAGTCCCAGATCAGGACTTTGCATCCTTCTGATTGCCTGGCCGGTATCGCCTATCACTTCGTTGAAAGTCTTTCTGACCACCGATTGCAGAGCAAGCAATACATCAGGAGGGATCGGATCGAATCCTCCGGTATAGCTGACTAATACTTCAGCGTTAAACACTCTTTCAGAAAAAACAATAACCCCAGATTCGGCATCGAGAAGATAATCATTTAACTCCATACCGTTCGCATAAAAAACTGACTCAACTGACTCAATCGGAAACCTTCTCAGCCTGATTGTCTTTGTCTCATCGATCACGAACTTCTCTTGATCAGCTTGAAGGATAAATTTGCGATGACAATAGTTCTCAATGATCGTCATAGCAGAATTCATCAACATAGTGAGCTGAGACATCTTGCTGGTGTCATTCGTATCCACTCGAAGGGAGATGGCAAATTGATCGAGGTAATCGTCCGGATAGATCATAATCCCACCTTGAGAGCTATTGCTTGAATTTGAGTTTGAAGATCTTTGATGGTCTTTGCTTGATCATCAATCGTTTTTTGCATTGCAATGACTTTGGTATCTACATAATCTTTTGTTGCTGCACTAAATCCATAAGTTGGAGTTGGAACAATGACATCACAGCTGAAAACTGCTGATTTAACAGCTTCATTAAATTCAACATAACTTGTTCCAAAATTAATTGCAATTTTTCCAGAAGTTGGAGAGTTTATTTTTGTGGTGGCATCCCATGTGATCCCTTTTGTTGAAGCAAAAGTAATCGAGCCGGACATCGTGCCACCGGCAAGAGGAAGATGTTTATCTACATAAAGTTTGTTTGCTAAATGATTGTTATCTATTGGAGGTTCAATGCAATTAATTGGTGTTCCAACGAATATTGAATCATTACCCAACCGTATATATGCGTTGTTTGCACCACCAGCTCCAAAAACTTCTATTTGCCCAAAATCTGAATTGATGTGACTTCCATCATTCCATTTAATACCTGTCCCAAAAGATCCATTAAATGTCAGACCACCTGTCAGAGTTCCACCGGCAAGAGGAAGATGTTTATCTACATATTGCTTTGTTGAAGCTTCCAATGGCTGAACCGGATCGTGAGCGAGAATGATATCTCCCTCCATCGTGCCACCGGTTAGAATCGATAAGAAATAAGAATTGGCATTGTTGACCATTGCGTCAACATATCCTTTAGTCGCTGGATTCGTTGACTGAGTCGGAGATTGAACAATTAAAGCACCGGTCAAAGTTCCACCGGTTAAAGGAAGAAATGCTCCGGTCGTTGATAAGACACCATCAGCACTCGCAGACAATCCAGCTCCGACTTTAATGCCACCTAAGACGCTCGCAGTCGCAACCGGCAAAGTAAAGCTTTGAGCTGTTGCTGATAGAGTGCCATCAGCTGTCACAGTAAGTCCAGAGCCTACCTTCACCCCTCCAAGAGCTGAAGTCGTTGCTGGAGTCAATGTATAGGAATAAGTCACAGCCAGCTTTCCATCGCCAGCAATTGCTAGTCCTGTTCCGACTTTAATACCACCTAGAACAGTCGCAGAAGCTTGAGGTAATACATACCCACCTCCGGAAAACTTAGAGTCAACATAGCCCTTTGTGACAGCAGAATTATCAGATTCAGGAGTCGATGGAATTTGAATATCTAATGTGGAAACAATGGCAAGACTTGAAATCGTGATTGTATGTGTCCCAGAAGCTAGAATTAAATCTGTTCCATTTGCTGATCCAATAAATGCTCCACCAGCAGTCCACTTCAAAGCATTAGGAAGATTCGGAAGAGTGATTGCACCGGACATTGTGCCACCAGCCAGAGGAAGGAAGTCTTGACGAGCAGAGGATGACAATGTTCCATCAGCTGTTACAGCCAAGCCAGAGCCTACCTTCACCCCTCCAAGAATAGTCGCTGTCGCTGAAGGTAAGGCATAAGTCGGAGGAGTCTGAATACTTGCGATTTTCGTATCGACATATCGCTTATTGGTCGCTTCATCATCATTCACCGGATCAACAAGAGGGAGAGTGATTTGAGTAGAAGCAACAATCCCATTGTCTTTGACTGTCAATGTCGTATTCGCAGAGACAATCCTGATACCAGAAGCATAAGCTCCGATCCCTCGATTTGTTGCCCACTTTAAAGCGTTTGCTGTTGCTGGCAAAGTAATCGAGCCGGTCATTGTGCCACCGGCAAGAGGTAAGAACTCGCCACCGATCGGAGGGTTTACTTCAGATCCACCATCACCCAAATATCCCAGATTCCCAGCTCCGGCACCATAGACCATGACCAGCCAATCATTCGACCGGAGTTCTGGCATCGCCTTAGTATCTCTCAACGCAATCCACAAAGCTTCTTCGAACTTGACAACATCTGACTCAAGATAAGATTCAGTCCGGTCATAGTGACCTCTAAATCGCATCATGCCATTGAAATGCTCAATAGGAACCTCAAAGCTCACAGCCTTGACATGACCATCAGTCATCTCAAATAAAAGATTCGATCCCTGTGCAAAAATATCATTAATTCCGAGTCCATCTTTTCCTTGAATACCGATACCGGTATCACCCTTATCACCCTTCTCAGCAAAGACGAACATCTTCCATTCATCATCTCCCACCTTGATCAAGGTTTTCTTATCCTTTATGACAATGTCTCCGAGTTCATAAGTCCCTTCTTTGCTGAAGGTTCCCTTGAATATCGGACTGTGAGTGCTAAAGACAAAGTCTTTCTTTTCACCATCAGTCATCTCAATAGTGATTTGCTTCTCACGATCAGTCAGTTCTTTGAACTCGACATCAGTCACTCCATTGACAGCCAGCTGATAAGCGAAGGGATCTTGATCTGGATTGCCATTCGCTTTCCGAGTAGATACAAATAAACCACCTCGATGATGGACTTCTGTATTCTTGCTCACCTTCTCATTCTGACCAACAATCACCGGAGCAATTAAGGGACGATCAATTCCATCACGACCATCACGACCATCAACTCCATGAATACCATCAGCACCATCTTTCACTTGATCCAGGTGAGAAGTGACTTCAGCAATTAAATCTTTTGATAGCTGATCAAAATCCTCGACTTGCTTGACTCGAAGGCCTTCAATCGATTTGACAACTGTTTCACTTATTTCACTTGAGCTGATATTGATTGCGTCAATTGATTTGACAACAGTATTAATCTTGGATTCGAGTTCTTGCTTCGTCTCATTCAATACTTCAGCAACAGCTTCAATCATCGGAAGGTCTTTATCAAGCATAAGTCATCTTTCCCTTTATTAATGATTTAAGGAGTTCTTTTGTTTTCTGTGGATCCTCTGGAGGAGCATCAGCCGGTTTTACATCTGCCGGAGCTGGAGCTGGTATTGCCGGAGGAGCTTGAACCTCATTCGTGGCCAGAGGGTTCTCGCCCAACTGGATCATTTGCTGCTGGAGATATGGTTTCTCGCCACCATCGACCGGAGGTAATCCCTCGATCAATCTGACTTCATTCGGAGAATAAATGCCATGAGATACAGCAGATCCCAGAGCATCAATCCGGTCTTTGAAATTCGCTCTCAGGAGAATCTTTTCATCGAGGTCGATTTGCTCATTCGCATCACACTCAAAGATTCTTTCAAGAGCTGTCTCAATTAAAGAAACAGTAAAGCCGAGACCTGTTGCCATCCAATGATTAATCAGAGTCTCTGTATTGCTAAAAGTCGCATTGTCCATCGAATTGACCAAAGCCAAAGGAACTCCGAAGACAGCAGTTATCGCTTGAACACTCATCTGGTTCGCTTGAATCAATTGAGCATCCTGAGAGGACATTGTGACCTGTTGCCACTTCATGCCACTTGCGAGAATTGGAGTCTTACCAGATGACAATCCCTGAGATTGAGCGTCCCATGACTCACGAAGTCTTGTTAATTGCTCTTTTGTTAATTGCATATCAGTCTGTAAGACTCCAGATGGAACCCCCTGATTCTCGAAGAAAGCTCTGGACTTATTGGCAATGCTGTTATTCACAGCAATTTGAGCAAGAGCTGACTCAATCGGAGAGACACCTCTGAGGGGATCATTAGTCGAAGCTAACTTGATATGCAGCATATCTTTTGCCTGGACAAAATACTGAGGATCGAAGAACTCTGGCAAATATCGAGAGTCACCTGTCGAATAAACAATATCACCGGTCTCCATGATCCGATAAGGAGTGACTGTATTTGCGTTCAAGAGCCACATCTGAGTTATCTCTTGACGATTATTTCTTACACAATAGGCATACATATTCCCATTGAAATAAAGCGATCTGAGTCCGTTATATAAGAACTCAACTTGATTCATCATCGGATTTGGATTTCTTAAAACACGAACCGGATTCGAATTAAGGATTCGCTTCTTAGAATTATTCTCGCTGACTTTAAAATGGTTCACCGGCATCGATGCCACAGCTGTCGCGATACGCTGGACGCAAGCTTCAACAATCGCATTGGACTGATTGCCCATTGGAGTCCGACCAGCTTGCCACCATTCAATCCCCCAATTTTTGTCAAGCCGACCTTCGTCAAAGGTATTCACAAAGGACTTCTTTTTGAGAAAGCTCAGAGGGTTTAAGTTCATTTAAATTATTTCTTTTTTGACTTGCTTACAGGAGCAACTTGAGGATCAACCTCTGGAGCAATCTCTTCAGCCGGAGCTTCAATCGCTGGTTCTGCAATCGCTGGAGCGTCCAAAGTCTTTCCCTTGCCTGTTGGATATTTCACAGCCCATGACTGTAAACCGGTTATTTCTTGATAACCTTTAGCAATCATCGCAGTTCGCTCAGTCTTTGAAGAAGCTGTGTAGAACTTGCCCACATTCACATTCTTATATTCCCACATCAAATAGTGATCCATGACTCTTCCTTTAAAAGATGGGGAGATCCGAAGATCCCCCCTTTAATACAGAATTACCATTGCACTCCGGTCAACGCTGTTACATAGCCACTATCTCTTCTCATTACCCATGAGAGAGGGAGGATCATGCGAACAGCAATGAGATCTTGCTGGAAGAGCGAAGTGATTGAACCACTTGTCACAGCTGTCATTGAAGTCTGATCAGCGACATTCGGAGCTGGAGCCACATCGTTCGCTTGAACTAAAGCAGAAGTATCAGAAACTCTGAACTCTGGAGTATCAAAAGCAGAAGCGAAGCTTGAAGCGTCCATCGCAATCACTTCACCAGCCGGAATCGAATTAGATACGATGACTCGATATCCATTCAAGCGACCTTGAGCAATCTGATCTCTGAAAATGAAAGAGCCAACAGCAGTCGTCACGAAGCCCAAGCCCAATTCTTGCAATGGGTTCATCAAGATCACGATGTTTGCTGGATTAGCGTTCTTCGTGATTAACGGAGTCACTAAAGCCTTGATATCATCGAGAACATTCTGAGCAGTCGCACCGGAACCGGTTCCAGCTGTCACACCATTTAATAAACCAGCCGGAGACTTGTTCGCCACACTTGCTGAATTGCTGATTAATGCTGTATCGATTGCCAAGCTTGTATCAATCAACATCTGCTGAGTGATTAAGCCTTGAATCGCTGGAGTGCTTCTTTCTGCTAATTCACGACTGAAGTTCGAGATTACTCCCATCTTATAACGATGGAGAATCTTTGAAGTGTAAGAAGTTTTCTTAACAGGAATCAAAGCACCTTCTGACACGAACGAGCCAGCTAAGTCATTGACTGTTGATTGTGCCGGTAAGCTGATAGAGTTAAATCCACCGAATGAAATTTGAGTTCCATAACCAGCCAATTGAGCGAAGAAGCTTGTAGGACGCAACTGATCAATGAAATCGCCATAAGCTTGCTGGACTAATTCGCTCGCCCAGCCAGCTGTCATTGTGTTCGCTGGGTTTACAGCTGACTTGATAACAGCATGAAGCTCACGATCTTGAGGGAACACTTCCATCGCTGTATTTTCAATAGATCTGGATCCTTTAGCATGAGCGATGAAGCTTGCTGTTGCCATCTTTGAAAATAACATCTCGTTGCCCTTACGAGCTTTGGTCGTGCCTAAATGCTCGGACTTAACGACTGAAGGAGATTGCTGTTCTGTTGCTAAAGTCTGAAGAGCTGACTTATAACCAGAATTAGATTTCTCTTTCAAGTCGATTGTGGTTTTTAAAGTATCGATTGTCTCTGCTTCAACTTCTGTAAGATCACGATTTTCAACTTCTGCGAGCTTAACGATTTCGACCATTTGGTCTTTTGCTGAAATGATTTCAGCTTCTAATTTTTTGATTTTGTCGGATAGTGACATGATTATTTCCTTAAAGAATTGATTAATAATTTCGCTTGAAATAAGCGAGGAGTGTTTTCCTCTTCAGTCTTGAGAGGAGATAACGGAGCGTTCTTAGATTTGCTCAACTGAGCAGAAGACACTCCAGATGGATTGAACCCTCTAAACAACTTAGAAGGATCAGCATTGAATTTTTTTGCAATTGCTAGGCAATCCGAGTTCGCTGGGATTGAGACTAATGATGCTTCTAAAAGCTCGACATCTGTGAAAACAAGAGAGTCAGTCTTCTCGTCCTCTCGATATGCTCTCGCCATAAAGCCCACCGAAACAGCCTTGAGAATTCCTTGAGAGAGTAAAGCTCGAATTGCGTTGATATCGTCAGAAGTATCCTCATCAGCCATGACGAGAGTTCCGACTAATTGATTCTTGACCACCTTCACATTCTCCCAGCGTCCTATTGGTTCATCTGGATCATGCTGATATAACGCTATGGGATTATTTTTGAATGATTTTAAGTCCCATGCTGAAGGAAGAATCACTTCGCCCATGCGATCTACTGAGCCGGAGGACATAATAAAGTCAACCCCAGAGTCAATATCGCCCAGAGCTTTAGATCTATAACCGGTGATTTTCTTAAATTCCACAGTCAGCAACCCCTTTAAATGAGATCACCGACCATCGAGAGACTAAGTTCGATTCGGAATTCTGTTTTTCTCTCTGTTTCGCTCGTCCTGTGGAGGTCGATATCGCATGAGATTAGTCCTAAATTGTTAATAAGACAATTTTATAGCATATCTTGTGAAATTTGCAAATAATTTTCTATATTTAGTAGAAATTTTTTTAAGCGACTAAAAGCTCTCGCTCTTCATTCCGGTAAAGGATAGATAAGGCAAGATTCAATTCTTCTTCGGACATTGCTCGGAACTCAGAAGCTCCATTAAAGCCGGAATACTCTGGGGACTCGCCCATCTGGAGAAGAAACTTCTCGACTTTGGTCGCTTTGATTGAAGTTTTTAATAAAGCGATGATCTCAGCCTTGAAGCCAGAGTATCTTGAAACTACATCGATACGATCATTATTTGAGCGAGCCGAAGTCACTCCAACTTTATAAACTTGCATCGATTTATAAGATTCACCGACAGCCCTCCAGATATAGACAGCATCATTGTCAGATGAGCGAAGACCGGATACCATGTGAGCAAAAGCTTCTTTTTCAATGCCACGCTTTAAGCAAGCACTATAAGCTTGTTTAGATCCTTTTTGAAATGCTCCACGAGTTTGATACTTCTTCGCTTCTGCAAAGATCATCTCATTAGTCCAATATGTAAGAACATCAACCATGTGAGAGCAAGCTTGATCTAATATACCCCTTCTATGACAAGCATCGTAAGCTCCTTTAGAGCCTTTTCTAAAATCATAACGAGTCTGATACTTCCTTGCTTCTGCAAAAAGCATCTCATTAGTCCAATAAGTAAGAACATTATTCATGTGAGAACAAGCTTGATCTAATATGCCACGCACAACGCAAGCATTGTAAGCACTTTTAGAGCCTTTGCAAAATGCTCCACGAGTCTGATACTTCTTCGCTTCTGCAAAGAGCATCTCATTAGTCCATTTAAGCGTTCCATCAACCATATGAGAACAGGCTTGATCTAAAAGCCCACGATCTTTACAAGCACCATAAGCACTTGCAGAACCTTTTTTAAATTCACTTCTTGTCTGATACTTCCTCGCTTCTGCGAAAAGCATTTCTTCAGTCCATCTAATTCTTGTCATTTTGTCGAGTCTTTCAAAAATTGTTTCAATAAGCAATTATAAACAATATTTCTATACTTTTCTATAACTTTCGACAAGTTTTGATTAATTTGACAAGTTATCCGATCAAAGCGTCAATATCGGTTTGCTCGACCACCATAAACGCTCCGACTGCCATCACCGAAGCGACCAGAGCGTCAATCTTTGTCCCAGCCTTACTTTTGTCAATCTTCCGGTTCCCAGCCGGATCCCTGACAACAATCGCTCCAGAAGCCCCCATGTTTAAAACCGGATGAGATCCATGTCGCATCTTGCCATTGAGGAGGTAAGTCTCAAAAGCTTCCAAGCGAGGGGATATGTCTCGATATCCCTGTCCTACTTCGTGCCAGATTGCTTCCTGACCAAAGCCCACCCTCTCGGCAGAAGCTTGAAGCTCCTTAATCCTCCAGCGATCAAATTCGATATTCGATAAGCTAATCCCCAGATCATCCAGCTGAAGCTTCATAAACTCACAAAGCCATTCATAATCCATCGTTTTATCTGGGACAGCAATCAAGTCCCCCTGATTCACCCATGTTGTATAGGGAGCCTTGTGAAGCAATTCCCTCTCCTTGATTCCATCTGCCGGAGTGAAAGCATAAGTCAGCAGATGAATCACCCCATCATCGTCTTTGCAAGCGAGGACGCAAGCAGTTAAGTCATTTCTCGATGACAAGTCAAGCCCCATCGAGACCGGCAAGCCTGACCGAAAGACCTCGATATCAGCCTGATCAGAACAACTCTTCCAGATATTCGGAGCAAGCCAGAGCGAATCCAAAGCCACCCTCTGATTCAAGAGAAGATTACGAGCTGAAGCCTCCATCGATGGGACTCTGGACGCTTGCTTGAGCTGTTCCTCCAGATCCTTCTTTGACCGGAATAAGCCAAGAGCTGGATTCGCCTTCGCCCATTGAATTTCATCCATCAGATCTGACTCAGGATCGGCACAATACAAGTGACAGACAGTATGAGGATCACCAGAGCGAATCGCATCGTCAATCTGGATCGAGAAAAAATCAGAATCGCTGGGAGCCTGAGTGCTGATCATCACCAGAAGAGGATTCTCATAAGCCCCTTGCGAAGTCGTGATAGCTTCCACAAAAGGAGTCATCGATCCTCTGATCTGACCGACCTCATCGAGCAAAGCTAAAACCGGACTAAGTCCATGAGCAGTCGAGCCATCGCTGGACAAAGCCTTATATTCAACATTCTTCCGAAGCCCATGAATCCTCTTGCCTGATGGAATAACTTTGTATAGTCCCTCAAGATCAGGATTCAATTGAAGCATTTTTACAGCAAGATTAAAGATGAGCGAAGCCTGTTCCCTCGACATAGCTCCAGAAATAATCTGAGAGTTCTCCACAGCTTCAGATCCAATGATGTGGCACAAGAGCAAGCAAGCGATCAGAGCTGACTTCCCATTTTTCCTTGCCAGCGACAGGATCGCTTTCCGAGTGCCAGCTGGATTGTCATAGATCTCCAGAATGAATTTCTTTTGGAAGGGTTCGAGGACAATCGGCTTTCCGACTTGAGATCCCTCTGGAGTCAGGCAATATCGCTCGATAAATGCAATGACTTTCTGCCCTCTAGTTAATGGTTTAACTTTCTTCATGCAAGTAAGTCATCCTCTTTTATCTTTTCAATCAGCGTCTTCGCATGATAAGAAGCAACATCCCTCGATCTCAGCTCCGAAGTATTCAATTTCAAAGCTCCAGAAGTAAAGCCCAGAAGTTTCATGTATCGATCAACCACTCCAGCAAGAGTCGCAGAAGCTTGAAAGACAGGATTCAATCTGGATCCCTTCTCTGTATAGTCAAGCGTTTCAGCTGTTCGCTGTTCGTCCATGACCTTCTCTAGCTTGACCAGAGTTTGAGCGAGGACAGTCGCATTAAAGATCTGGACAGGGAGCCATTGCGTCACTTCCCTTGAGGATATGATCCCTTTAAAGAACATCAATTCTCGACTTGTTAGCTTTGTCGAGGGTTCAATTTCAATCTTTGCAGTCTGAAAACGATCAATTGCCCCTGTGACGCTGGTTCTTGCTGTTTTTCTCATAATTCCTCCATTTTTACTCTATGTCTCAAAATTCAGTTCCCATAAAATCAAAGA